TGAACTGTGTAACGTAGCCGTAGAAAGTCCATATAGCAGCAGGTGTGGTGTCGGTGAAGGTGATCTTGAACTGGCGGCGCACGCGGTTGGCTCGATCGGTACGAAGGCCCTGATGGACCGTGTCGTCAGGATTGAAGTGCAGGCTCAGCGAGAGTTGGCCTTCATCGCGAAGACCGACTCTCTTTTCTTTGGCCGTTGAGGCAAGGTTGGTGACGTCAATAACAGAAGCCTGTCCCCCAGGTCCCTGAAAGGAGACTACGTTGGGGATGGTCTCAAAGGTTGTGGCTCCAAACCGGGCAATGGCGATGCCCTGCGCGGTGATGGCAGTACTAGGCATAGAAGGCCTCCATGAAAAAAATTAAAAAATCTACCTACCGTGACCGGTAGTAGGTGAAGTCCACGGATACCCGGTAGGTACCGGCTTCATCATCGAAATCGGTAAGACCCATGCGTACATCGGCCACCGTTTTGATACTGTCCAGCAAGGCCGAGAGAACCTGGTCTTGTAATTGCTCGCAAGCGACCAGCGTTTGGGCGTAGGCATCAACTTGCACCCTCGAGCGCCGCAGCTGGTTGGGTCCGTCCAGGGATGCAACACTTGATTGATCTACAGGGGTGTAGACAAGCGTGGGGTACTGCGCATCCGCAGGTGCAACGATGGCGTACACCTGTCCAGCGGCCAGATGTTTGATCGCGTCATAGAAGTCCTGCATCAAAAATCCTGTATCACTATCGACCATTCAAGGCTCGCGCTTCTATCTCGATGCGCTGGGTCAATCGCTGCTTGATGGCATCAACGGCTTGGCGGCGACGAGACTCCAGTGCCGGACGCAGGAATGGCCTGGCAGCCATCTTGCGAGTACCGAACTCAACAAAGCGCCAGTACCAAGCATCCTGCGACAAGGTGCCGCGCTTGCCTTGATTGCGGTACTTCTTGCCGTAGCGCACCAGAACGTAAAACGTCTGGCGACCCCCGCCTGAAAGCTCGCGAACGTGCTTCATGATCACCGATCGCTTTAGCGTTCCAGGTGGTGGTTGCTTAGCGCCAAGCGACTGCGCAGCTTTTGGAGCTTGAGCACGCGCCTCATCCCGTATAACCTTTGCGCCTGCGTAAACCGATGCCCTGAGCCCTCGATTTGCAACACGCTCAGGAAGATCACGAAGTGCACGATCAAGTAGTGCCAGTCCTTCAATGCGAACTGTTTCAACCCTAGCCATTGCGTGCCCCCTCACTTGCCAAAAGCATGACCGAGACATTGGCCTCGTCAACATGTAGGGCTGCGTGGATAGAAAAAACGCGCTCTCGAAATAGAACTCGCATTTGTGCAACGCTCTTGGGGTCGTTGAATTCGGATCTGTGACGCACAGTAATCTGATGACTCACCACCGCAGCTATACGATCTGCAATACGCGCCTCACGCCCTGATATCGGTTGGATATCTGCCCAGACAGTCGCCATATCGCTCCAGGTGTGTGTCGGCGCACCCAATACATCCTTTGCAACGGTGGGCAACTGGATGCAAATACGATGGCTCAACTGGCCAGCACTGACTGAGCTCATACAACGCTCACGCGGTAGCCGTCTAAAAGACCATCTACAAAGGGCAACGAGTCGATGCGACCGCGCGTTAGCACTGCCATTTCCTCCCGATGTCCGTAGAGACTTCCCACACGCAACTTGATCCAACTCTTGATGCCCTCGGGCACTGAGGAGCCTGCGCCGTATCCTGCGTCAAAGGTGACGATCACAGAACCGATCTGTGGAAGAGTCGGGGGCCAAGTCTTTCCAAATACCGGAGTGAGTCGCGCAGGCTCGCAGGCCGCGTCCAACACGTAATCACCTGCTGGCATCAACTGCACACTGCCATTCATGTCTAGGTATTCGATGCTCACCAAAGACTGCACTGGGCATTTCGCAATAAGGATCGCGTGTCCGGGCAGGCTGAAGGACGCATCGCTAGGGACATGCATGGTTAACGCACCCGCAAAGGCATCGAGCACCAACCTCCAGCGGGCAGTCATCAACTGCCTGCCGGTGCGAGTCTCGGCTGCTTGGCGGGCTGCCGTAATCAGCGAGCCGATCAGCGCATCATCGTCATCGACATCCACCCGCAGGTGCTGCTTTGCCTCAAGAAGCGTGATCGGCTCCCCGGCTGGAGCTGAAACGAGTTGCAGCGGCATTTAGACGATCTGCACAACAGCCGCCTGATTCCCTGCATGGGCAGGGAGCTCTCGCGGATTGACGCCCAGGACTTGCGCAGCAGTCTGACTTGCTGCCACACCGACAGTGAGTGACAGGCGAACAAAGCCAAAGCCGTTGACCGTGTCGAGCTCCTCGGGCTTAACGTTGATCAGCGCCTGCTTGTTCTCGCCTGTGGCTTTGACGATCTGGGTGATCGCTTTGCCAGTGATGTCCTTGGCACTGGTGCCAGTGGCATCAACCGCTTGCTGAAACTTCGCATCCACTGTGGCACTGGTTCCGAGCACGCCAGTCTGAACCAAGGAGAGGAGCCCGTGGTGGTTGGCCACAGAAATCCAGCCCGTGGTGACAGTTCCTGCCGCTTGCGCGGCAGGGTCGATGGTGGCAAGGATTGAGAGCAGTTCGCTGCCTTTTGCGTTGGGAAACATATGTTTTCTCCTTTGAGGTCTGGGGTTTAGCGAGCGCCAAGTTGAACAAACGGCGACATCGTGGCGCTGCCTTTGGCTGGCGTGATGGGGCTACTCAGCTTGGACTGGCCGTCCATGCGGAAGGTCGTTCGAAACGCTGTCAGATCAGCATCGAAGTACAGGTGCATGCTTGTTGCCGTCTGCATGCCACCGGACTTGGTAATCGTCTGGTAGTACTTCAGGTCCACCAGCAAGATGTCACCTTGGCCCGAGAAGGTGTTGGCGTGCTGCGACACAAACACCGGGCGGCCCAGCAGCGTGCCGTAGGGTGATACCTGCATACCGCCAACGTTCAATCCGGTGGGCAAGTAGATCGGGTAGTTACCCAAGGTCAGGGTGAACAATGCTGGCAGCACATCGTTGTTCACGATCCATACCGCATTGGCCAGGCTGCCTGAGGGCAGTCGCGCAATCATCTTGGCCAAGTTTTGCGGCAGCAGCGTTTGTGTCGCCTGGCCGGTCTCTTTGGCCACGGTGACCGTGGCACCCGAACTCAGTGCACCCACCGGTACACCAGAGCCCGAGCCAAACAGGATGGATTCATTGGTTTTCCAGCGAATGGAGTGGGCTATTTTTTCCGGGAGATAGGTTGACAGGGCGTTGGCGTCTTCTAACAACTCGTCGGTTGTTGGTACCAAAGCCATCAACTTCTTAAGCCGCAAAGTAGACAGTCCCAACACGGGCTTGGTGGTGACCGAAGGAGCCGCTTCGCCTTGCCAGTAAGCACGGATGCCGTTGGTGCCCCAGGGCGTTGTCTCATCCTTGGGGAAAGCCATGGTGTTGCCGCTGATCTCCACGTTGTCGGTCAGGGGCAGCAACGAGTCTTCGCCCAATGACAACTGGAAGATCTCTTGGGAGAACTGGGGTGGTACAAAGAAGCCACCGTCCTGACCGGAGCCTTCACTGCCAAAGGTGGCTGGGGCGGCAGCACCACGACCGCTGCCAATCAGCAAGCGATCGTCAATCGGGTTGCCTGGCTTTTGCGCATGGCAGACGTTTTGCAAAAAGTCACCCAGGCTCTGAAAGCCATGTTTGGGGTCCGTCTCGCGGTTGTCGCTCACCATCACACTGGAAAAAGCGGAACCATGACCAGCGCCTACATGGATGCCCATATGCGTGCTCATTTGGGCCTCCTCTGAAATCAAAGCCGATTCGCGGTCAATCGCCGCCGAAGTGGCTTCGATTCGACTCTTAAGTCCATCGAATTTGATGACATCCTCATCCGTTAGATCGCGGTTTTCTTGGGCGGCGATGTCGGTTAAGGCACGCGCCTCTTTGACAAGGTCAGACTTGCGAGCTTGAAGCTCGCGCAATTGCTTACTCATTTGGGTTTCTCCAGACGTAAAAAAGCCACCTCTTGGGTGGCGGGATGAAAATGATTGAAAAATTGCGCAAGCTGGTCGCGCGTCAAGGTTGCGACCTACGGGCCGCCGCTCGGACTGAAGTCGCTCAACGGAGCCACTTCTAAGAAGTCCAAATTACAAAATTCCAAGTTCACTGCGGGCTTGGGCCAAGCGGGAGGTTTTGGGCTTGGCGGGCGGACTGGACTTGGCACTTGACGACGCGTCTTTTTGCATTCTGCGCACCACCTCATCAAAGCTGGCAATGCCGTCCACCATGTTGTGTGCCAAAGCCGCATCTGCACCCAACACCCGCCCCTGGCCCATGCCGTCTCGGACCTGGGCAATTGGCAAATTTCGGCCTTTGGCGATGGCCTTGGTGAAGCCCAGGAAATAGTCGTCCACACGGGATTGCATAAAGCCCTGCGCCTCTTCACTCAGCGGGGCGTAGGGGTTGCCTTCCACTTTGAACTTGCCCGCAGAAATCAACGTGGGCGTGACGCCCTCGGCAGCAAGCGCCTGAGAGTAGTCAAAGTGCGCTTGCCACACGCCAATGGAGCCCACTTCGCCGCCAGCGGTGACGTAGAACTCACTGGCCTGGGAGCCCACCCAGTAAGCCGCCGAAGCCGCCAGACTGTTGGCAATCGCCACCACGGGTTTTTGTGCGCGGGCACTCAAGATGGCATCGCCCAGCTCAGAGACGCCGTAGACACTGCCGCCAGGGCTGTCGATGTCCAGCAAGATCTGACTGACCGCATCATCGGCAACGGCTTGTCTGAGCATTTGGGTCACCAACTGCGTGCTGACCATGCCGGGGCCGGAGACGTCATCGACCATGTTGCCCCGTTGGGTGATGACACCGTAAACAGGGATGACGGCAATGCCACCGCCGGAGATGGCAGCCGAGGTCTGCCTGCGTGTGTCGCGCAGCACACGGTCGGTTTGGATTTGGAACATCGCGGCGTCACTGGCAGGCGAGCCTTGTGACCAGCGGGAGATGACAGCGGCCAGTGCGCTCAAGCGCTCGGGCATCAAGGCCCATGGCGTTGCCAAAAATTCGGCGACTAAAAGTTGGTTTTTCATAAGTTGATTTTTTATACATTCAGTCCGAGTGAGACAAGTGATTGGGTGAGCTGCTTTTGATCTGGCGGCTCGGTTGTTTGGTTTTTTGCCCATAACTGCACCCGATCTAGCGGTACGGCCAAGGCTTGTGAGATCAGCAAGAGGTCTTTGTCTGCGAGGTGTCCTGATCGTCCTATACGGCGCGCAAGTCGCTCGGAGGTCGTTTGAACAAGGGCGTTCAATCGACCGTTGAGCCGCGCTTTACTGGCGTCCATCGGGAGCTCGGTTTTTTCTTGCGCCGATGGCTCTGCCACTTTTTCTTGTGCTCCTGCTTGTGCGCTGTGTTCCAAATCCTCTGCAGCATCCTCTTCAACCATATTGAGCGGGCGCAGTGGCTGGTCCAGCCCATCGAGCGGGTTCAGGTTTTCTGCCATGCGCGCCTCATTTCGCGTGAGCCAGCCGTTTTGAATCCCGCTTTGGTAGTAGCTCGAGCGACTGGCCGCATCGCCGCGCATCAGGTTGGCGAAATCAAATTCAATCTCGATGTCATCACTCTCAAGCAGCAACTCGGACTCGATGCTGGCCTCCCAGCGCTCAGCCCAGGGTGTCATGGTGTGCATGACAAACTCCAGGCTCTGCTGCTCAATGTTTGAGAAGGTGGCGCGCTCCAGGTCGGCAATCATGTGTGGCGGCACACGAAACAATCTAGCAATGTCGGTGATCTGAAACTTGCGCAGCTCCAGAAACTGGGCGTCTTTGTTGGTGACCCCCACTTCATGAAACTTCATGCCGTTTTCCAGCACCAGGACCTTGCCCCGGTTGGCACCGGACTGCGCCAGCTGGTAGGACTCACGAAACACCTTCTTGGCCTCAGAGTCCTTGAACGAGCCGGGAAACTCAATCCAGCCGCCAGTCGGCTTGGCGTCGTTGGCAAAGAAGCGTGCGCCGTAGTCCTGGGCAGCGAGTGCCATGCCCAGGTTTTCTCTGGCAAGCTCAATCGGGCTCATGCCCATCAAACCGTCTGAGGACAGGCCGCGTAGGTGCCAGACCTCGCCTCTGGGCATGATGACCACCGTGCCCGAGCGGTCAGTGACGCGGTAGCGGTATTCACCGGAGGGCAGCAACTCGATCTTGACCCGGTCCGGGTGGATCGGCATCAACTCGATGATCTCGCCGCGCGGGTTGGTGATGATCTGGTTGTAAGCGTTGCCGCGCAAAGCCAGGTGGCCTTGCAGCATCTCGCGCCACTCGAAAGGGTTTTGAAACCGGTTTGGCCGCTTGGCCATCAAGCGGTAGAGCCAGTGGTCGGTGACTTTGTCCTTGCCACCATCGGGGCGGCGCTGGTAGATCACCAAGGGGAGTGAGGCCATGGTCTCGGCCAGGATGCGCACGCAGGCATAGACCGCAGCCAGGCGCAGCGCGCTGTCGGGTGAGACGCGCATGCCGCTGCTGGTGCGGGCAGAAGCCGACTCAAAAAAGAAGTCACCCCATGGCGAGCGATCTCCGCCGGAGGCGTTGGGTCCACCAGATCCACCAGATCCACCGGATCCACGCAAGCGATCAAAAAAGCTAAGCAGTCCCATAGGTTCAGAGCAACATCAGTTCGTAGTCGGATCCCAGCACCACCGAGTCTCCCGGTAGAAAAGCGCGCGACAGCGCCATGATCAGTGCGACGATGCCGTCGATCTTGTTTTCTGCTCGCTCCTTGCGTGGGTAAATGTTGTCTTTGGCGTCCAGGTGGGCCACCACGTTGCTGACCATCCAGCCCAGCACCGGGTCGCCGTCGTGAACCAATTTCTTTTGCAGCACCAGGGCCTCTAACGTTTTCATCGGCTCGGAGAAATTCAGCACAGTGGGACGCACCTCAATCATGGGCAGACCCTCACTCATCATCCGGGTCGAGAGTTGCGTCGCTTGAAACGGATCAAAGGCGACGGCCTGCACCGCGAATCGCGAGGACAGGTCGTTCAGATCCGCTTCGATCCAACTGAAATCAATCACATTGCCCGGCGTCACGGTCAGGCGCCCGGTGTGCATCCAGCCCGGGTACTGGCTGTTGCCGTTGGCGTTGACCGTGTCCTCGGGCAGGTAGTACTTGCCAAAGACCGCGAACGCATCGGCCATCTCGGGATGGGCAAACACAATCACCAAGGCGGCAATGTCCGTCTTGCTGGCCAAGTCCAATCCGATCCAGCAGGGCTGACCCACAAACGATTCAATGGCGAGGTCCTGATCGGCACAGGCGTCCCAGGAGCGCATGTCCATCCAGGCGGTGTCGGCGTTGACCCACTCGTTCAAGTGCTTGGTCTTGAAGTTGTTCATCGCACTGGGCAACTGCATGGCCTTGGCCTGCAGCGGTCCCAGAATTTCCGGGCGCACCGAGATGCCCCAGTTGGGATTGGCTTTGATCAGCGACTCTTCGCGGGTCCAGTCGTCCCCGTCATCCAGGCCATAGACGATGCCAAACTGGCTGTCGTCCTCGAACACGCCATCGAGCAGCCGGGTCACAAAGGTGCGCACCTCGTAGCAAATGCCGGAGCGGTTGCTGC